GTCCAACGACCCTCACCACTATCGCTAACTCCCCCATCGAACTTGCTAAGCTCTCGATCGCCCCTAAGTACATCAGCGGTAAGATCAAGTAACCAACTGCCAATAACGCTACCGCGACGCCATAACTCAGCCACTTTAGCAACGTCAATATCGTATTGATAATCTTCTGGGTTCTCCATCGGAGCCACCTCAGCATCACCTGCCTTGACGTACTTGCTCCCAGCATTAGCTTCATGCAGGATATTAAATCCTTCTGCGTATGCTTGCATGATTCCATATTCAATTCCATTGTGAACCATCTTTACAAAGTGACCTGCACCAGCTGGTCCACAATGCATCCAACCGTACTCTTCAGGGTAGAGAGTATAGCCGTCTCTGTCGGCAGTTCGTGGGGCAGCATCAATGCCTGGTGCGAGGGCGTCGAAGATAGGACGGCAGACGGATACTGCATGATTTGCACCACCAACCATAAGACAGTATCCACGCTCCAGACCGTAAACACCACCACTAGTACCACAGTCAAGATATTGGATGCCCAGTTTAGACAACCTTTCTGCCCTGCGTCTAGAGTCTTTAAAATTGGAATTGCCATGATCAATAATAATATCGCCCTCCACACAAAATTGTAGTAACTCATTTAACGTTTCCTCTACGGTTTCTGCGGGTACTACCATCATAAAGACTCCAGGAGATTTAGCAACATCCTCTGTTAGAACTCCAATACCCGAATGTACTACTTGAACAAGGCTTTCCACAGAAGTGGTATATCCACTGATATAACCCTTCTCATATTGCTCATTTGCTTTCTTAACATTGTTTCTGTATCCATGTACTTCGTGTCCTGCTGCGATTAGACGACGGGACATACCCTCTCCCATTCGTCCCAGTCCGATCATTCCTACTTTCATTTTTGCTCTACCGTTGATATTAATTTTACATCCAGATCACTTAGATCTGGTGGAAATGGTTCGAGATTTTTTTCTCTTACCGTCAGTCTATCAGGATCAATAATACTCATTGCCTGATACAACTCCTGTGCATGTTGAACTTCATCATTCATTATTCTAATTATATCTTGATCATTGCGATCTTCATATGTAAGATACTTAGCATATGTATCTATAGCATGAACTTCTATTTCATAGGAGAGATGGTAAGCAGCGCGAGGAGCCAACCAATAATAAAATACATTGATCCAATAATAGATAAGGACGAGGTGTCTGGCAAAGAAACGATCAATCCAATAAGAATTACCGCCCCTACTTTCCATATACTCCAGATGTTCGGTTTCATTGACTGATTGCTCGAAGTGTTCTTTCATCAAATATAAATGCCATTTACCTCTCAAACCCAAAGACTCTCTTAAGTGTAAGACACTCAAAAAAGCAAAATAGGGTGCCCGAGCAATCTCCTCAAGCACCCAAAATCTTTGAAAGTTTCTACCTCTATAAAGGTAATCAATAATAGCAACTGTAATATTAAGGACTAATACATTAAGTTTCTTCATAAATCCTCCATATCTTTTAAGATTTGTTCTAATCTTTTTCTAGTTTCTTGCGATTTCTTTTTCTCCCTATCTGAGTGTTTATAACCATGTTTATCATGAAGAATAAAATGCCCCTGACAAAACATGGTTACCCCGAATATTAGGGCAAGGACTATTCCCACCCATTCAATTATAAGTGTATGTTGAGCCATGGAAATACAGGATCAATTACTCCAATGAGTCTAAGAAGACCCTCAGCAAAAAGTGCAAGAACAACCCAACCAACACACATACTGATAATTGAAGCATTACGATTATGCTTTCGTATTGCATCATCAATCATCTCCTGAACTTCATCTTTGGTGACGTATTCAATTGGTTCAACGCCTTTACCCCAATCTTTAAACATTACTTTGAATTTCCTCCAAGAAATTTGTCCAGAGGATCTTTCCGATCCCTAACAATATCACATGCTCTTCGATAGAACATATTATTAGTGTTTCCAGAAGCCTCAAAGGTTTCTTTCACTTTCACCCAATTATTATAGGTGTGGTCGTCCATTTGGTTTTTGTATGGTACATAGCTATATACTAATTACAAAATTCCTAAAGTCAACAAATATGTTCGATTGGTAACATAGATGAAGAAAATATTAAATTTTAAAACGGAAAGGGTGGGATTCGAACCCACGGTGCTACTAACACGGCAGTTTTCAAGACTGCTACCTTAAACCACTCGGTCACCTTTCCAAAATGAGTATTATGTTGTGAATACTAACAAGAGTATTTCAGGTTGAATACTGACTAACGAACTTCAAAGTTTAGTTTACGAACTTTACGTTGTCGTCTCTGTTCTTGCCAACGAATATCATCTTGAGTAAGAACATTATTCTTTTTGTTCGAGTAAGAGTTTAACATAACAATCAGAGATAAGTCAACTGCTGATATTTTATCTCCACGGATTGTCGTCATGTTAGAACAACCACAAGAAACTGTCTTACTAGGATGCCCCTCCAATTCCCTATTACAGGAGCGGCATCTTACCTTTATATTATCCATTTTATAGTGCTAAACTTCTTCAGTTTTCATTTATTTATATGGGTAATGAGGGATTCGAACCCCCGACCAATTGCGTGTAAAGCAACTGCGCTACCGCTGCGCTAATCACCCTTCTCTTCATATTGTAGCATATACTCTACAGTTTTGGCAACATCTTCCATTGCATCACGTAGAACTGGGCGTTGTCCTGCTTCCATCCATTTTGTATCTTTCTCGTCAGTAAGAGTCCAACGCCATTGACCCATTCCTTTTGAATACCAAAGTTTAATGTTCATCAGATGTATCAGTGCTCATCGTAGTATCTAGTTTACTACGAAGTTTAGCAATTTCACGAAGAACGAGCATATGCTCACTTTCTAAATCTTCAACACGATATTGAAGTTTTTCAACTAACTCATAAATGTTTTGGCATTCAGAAATATTCTGGTCTCCCCTATCAGTTTCCTGATAAAACCATTCCAACATCCTTTTTACTTTCTTTTTCATAAAAGAAGGGGGAAACAATGTCCCCCATTATACTATTTTTAATTGATAGTGTCAACAGCAGCAAGTGCTTTTTGACGGAGATCCTCAGGTAGAGGAACATAACCAAGTGCATCAGACTTTGCCTGTTGCTCAGGTGCTAGCATATAACGAAGAGTTTCCTTCACACCAGTCTTAGATTCAGGATAAGCAAGAATCCAAGTCAGAGAAACAATAGGATAAGCATTTTCACCAGCAGGGTTTGCATCAGCACCACGAAGTTGATCATCAAGAACAATCTTACTCAGACCAGCAGCAGAGGTTTCAGAATTAGCAGTCACAAAGTTTCCTGCCTTATTCTGAAGGGCAACTTGTTGGAACTTACCACCATTCACATAACCATAGTTCAAGTAACCAATAGCACCTTCAAGTTGGCGGATACTAGCAGCAACACCAGAGTTACCTTTACCACCAATACCAACTGGCCACTTTACTGCTTTACCAGTACCAACCTTTTCTTTCCACTCAGGAGAGAATGCAGACAGAGAGTTGGTGAAACCTTTGGTAGTGCCCGAACCATCAGACCTCCATACAGTTGTAATCTGCTTATCAGCACAACCAAACTCAGACCAGTTGGTGATCTTACCAAGGAAGACATCAGCAAGTTGAGTCTGAGTCATCTTAGCATCACAACCAGGATAGTTGTATGCAGGGACGATAGCACCACCAGTCATGGGGACATGCACCATGGGTAGTTTCTGCTTAGCATCACTCACAGCACCATCAGAGGCACCGAAGTCAACGGTCTTAGCAGTGAACTGACGGACACCAGCGCCACTACCAACTGCTTGATAGTTGACTTGGTTTCCAGTTTCTTTAGCAAAAGATCCAAGCCATGCATTGTAAAGAGGAGCAGGGAAGGTAGCACCTGCACCATTTAGTTTGAATGATGTTTTTTCTGCGCTACCGCAGGCAACCATCAGAGGAGTGGCAGCAGCAACTGCTGCGAGTGCTTTGAGTTTCATTAGTTAATACCTCAGAACTTGTACTTAGTGCCGACTTCTACTTTCCAGTCACGAGTATCATCATCTTGGAAGAGATTCTCAAACTTACCATAAGCAGAGAACTGATCAGTAACCTTCAGTTTGGTTCCAACTTCCAGTGCGGTAAAAGTGCTACTCTCACCAGCATCGGGATAAGATACACCAGCACCACCTTCAATATAAGGTTTCATAGAACCTACTTTCCATTCATAACCAACGCGACCCTGATGAACGGTCTTAGAATAGTCATTATCTGTGCCTTTGAATTCGTGCTTGGACTCAACATAGGGTCCTGCAAGGGCAGGAGTCGCCATGGTGCCCAGCGCCAGTGCGGCTAGTGCGATTGCTTTCATCTGAAAAATACCTTTGTAATGTTTGGAGGTTTGTCCGTTGAAGACCTGTCTATTATAACAGTCTCTTCGGTTTTCGTCTTTAAAGAACGGTTAATGGATAAACCTCTGTATTTAAACCAGTTTAACCTGGATTTAACGTTCAATAAGGCACAAAAAAAGCACCCCCGTTAGGAGGTGCTGATTTTTATCTAATCGGGAGATCAGAAGTTGTACTTCACACCCAACTTACCACCTACGTTCAGACCATCGGTATCGAAGTCACTATCGGCAGTAGCGGCGCTCAGTTCACCATAGACACCGACACTCGAAGAGAGAGCAGCAGATGCACCAATCTTACCAGACCAGACTTGCTCGTTCTCAGCACCATCAACAGCAACGACGCTAGGACCTCCCTGAACATACCAGGAAGCATCACCATCACCGATAGCACCTTCATATCCAACGTGGAAATCAGTAGTTGCTCCGGTGTAATCGTCTCCCGTCCAACCGGCATTGGTTTCTACGTTAACGTAAGGACCTGCAAGGGCAGCGCCTGCGGACATAGACAGTGCAGCGGTCGCCGCGAATACAGATTTGATCATTTGTTTGTACCTCTTTTTTTACTTGTGGAATGGTTACCCACAGATGAAAGGGGAATCGACATCTCCCCGTTTGTTACCTTTTGTTGTAAAACTTCAAAAGGTGTAATATTTAGACGAAAAACTTTTTACGGTTTTTTCGCCAAAGCGGAATAGGGGATTCGAACCCCTGACGTTCAGCTTGGAAGGCTGACATTCTACCACTGAATTAATTCCGCAGGTGGTGGGAGATTTCTCTCCCAACGCACTCCCTCACACGGACTGGAGTATCATAAACGAAATCTAAAATTTCGTCAAGCCTGCTGACGGACTTGAACCGACGACCTACGCTTTACAAAAGCGTTGCTCTACCAGCTGAGCTAAGCAGGCAACTCCCCCACCTGGACTCGAACCAGGAACCCCAAAGTTAACAGCTTCGTGCTCTGCCAATTGAGCTATAGAGGATTGCTTTCTTCTTTCTTTGTTTTGAAATAGAGTTTATAATATCTCTTTTTCATTTCTTCGATGGTATTCATATCATCTTCAAATCCCATATATTTAAGATGTTGGTATGTACCTTCCATCTCAGATATAAGTAGAAGAAGATTGACTCCTGTTACAGGTCTTCCACCAAAGGTATAATTGTCCATAAGAAGTAAAAGGACAACGGGTTAGGAGGGATTCGAACCCCCGACCGACTGCTTAGAAGGCAGTTGCTGCTATCCACTGAGCTACTAACCCTTGAGTACCCAGATATTATAAGGTATTTTTCAAAAAGCGTCAAGCTAAATAATTTCACACTCAATATCTTGGACAAGTTAATGAAAAGAGCCCTAGTGCTTTTTGCAATGTTAGGTTTGGCGGCACCTGCACATGCCGATGTTACTCATAGATTAAGTTCTAGTGTTCAGTTGAACGTCAACTCTGCTGCAACACAAGCAACTAGGATTGGATCTTCATATCAAATTTCTGGATCTGGAGTATCAACTACAGACGGAACAACATCAGGAGCGGTTGCTACTGGTAATATTACAAGTGGTGTCTATTCTCCTGGATCTATTGATGCCGCTCAAGTTACTTCCGGCAATGCCTTCTCCTTTTCAACATCATACACAGAGGCTGATGCACTTCCAACTTCTGCAGTCTCTGTAGGTGATGTAGCAAACTTTGGTTCGATGACCAGTAATGCTGCCGGTACTGCTGGTACTCTAGCAGGAACCATCACCTCTGCTGGTGCTATGACCTTAACGGCTGGTGGAGCTGGTACTCAGGCGACCGGACAATTCGTGACCGAACTTACAATTGATTGAAAATGGATCGCTTACATGAGGCGATTGGTCTAGGATTAATCCTGGGAATTATTCATGGTTTGGTACAACCGGCATATTCAGTTCCGGTTGTACCAAACTTCACTCAGGGCTCGATGACGAGTACCACGGAAACAACTTCAACAGTAAAAGAAACAATAAATTCTATCGACTATAACACAGGTTATACATATACTGTAACTGGTACTAATATAAAATCAAACGCAGGTCTAGCACCATCATCAGTATCAAATCAATCTAATACCATTAATGGGGTGACTTCAACATGGACTGGTTTAAACATGAACACAAGACCATCATTCACACAGAACGTAGTGGGAGCACCGTTCCAGTTCGTAGAATCATACACTGGACCTGGAATGTCGAATCAAACAATAATTCAAAGAGAACAAACAATACAAAGCGTAACCACTTCTACAAGTATCTTCTCGCAATAGTTTTAGGATTACCAACACCAACATTAGCGAACACAGATGTTGGTGGTGTAAGTGCTACTGCAAATCCGGTAGCAAATAGTTCCGGAAGTGTGACTAATCAAGCGATCCAGGTACTTCAGGGTCCATATATCACTAATAGTTACGGAGATGGTATTAGTTGTCAAGGAAGTACTCTGAACATAACACCGTATGTAACGGGTTCTTTATCACAACAACATCCCTTTGAGACTATGTGGGATCAACCAGTCTACAATAATGTAGATGCTGATGATGATGGTTTGCCGGATAATCCCGGAGAGATTTTATATACCATTCCAACCAGAACTGGAATGACGAATAACTCATCACTTTCCATTGGTATGAGTGCAACTCTTTCTATACCAATGGATAAAAAAGCACAACAACTATGTAAAGAAGCAGCAAAAACACATAATGAATATCGTCAACAGTTACTTGCCAATAAAAGATTAGATTTTGAGATTGCTAGATTAAAAAATTGTGGTGAATTATTAAAATCCGGAATTCAGTTTCATCCCAAAAGTCCATATTATAAGGTATGTGCTGATGTAGTAGTTCATAACGTTAATTACATTAAACCACATCGTCACACTATTCCCGCCCCTTCAAAACGCGAATTGCCTTATTCCTCAAACGCTGCTGACCTCGGCGCTCCTTTAACGACTCAACCTTCACGGACTTCCCCCTGATAGCAGCAATCTTTTTCATAACTTTCTTGACCGTTGGCTTGACCACTTTAAGAAGAAGATCTGCTAATGGTTTAGCAAGCAGTGCTGAAGATGTTGCTACAACAGCAATAGAAGCAGTGGTAGTTATCATTCCCGCTGAAGGTATGTTCTGAACGATTTGATCTGGAATAGATAACTCCTCAAATACAGGTAAACATTCCTTTCCTACAGTTTCATAAGCAACTATTTTTCTGTTACCTTCTAATATTTTTCCAATAGGATCTTTTAGTTGTTGTGCCCTTGTAGGACATTCTGCTATAGGTTCTTTTGTTTTTGGAACTTCTGGTACTTTAGTTTCTGGAACTTCTGGTGATTTAACTACAGGAACATCTTCTTCTGTAGTAAAAACTAAATCTTCAGGAGAATAATCCATCGCATCATATGATGGATATTCATTAGAACAAAACGTTTTTGTTCCCTTTGGGTCATCATTTGCTAGTTGTGGTCCACCATCAGGATGCGATCTAACACAACCAGGCATATTTACAATAGGACTACCAATATCAACAGTTACTGGAACATCGATAAAATTAACTACAGGTGGAGCAATTTGCCATACCCCAACTTCTGGTATTCCTTGTTTAGGGATTGATATATTACGAATCCCCATATTGGGGATTTCCATCAGGGAAGTCTCATCCCACCACTAGGTGCTGACTCACCAAAGGGAACAGCACCACCAGTCGTTTTAGGCATTTCGGGCATAGCAGAATCTAAAAGTTCAGGTAAAGCACCAGCAACGCCATCAACAGCGGCATCAGTAACTTGTTTTTTAACTCCATCAATGAGTGCATCCTTTTGTAGATAGAGATATGCACCACCACCAATAATACCAGCGGTTCCTACAAATGATAATACTGCTAAAACGTTAATTAATTTTTGCATTTTACTCTCCTCTTTTACTATTAAAACTTGGAATGAGTTGATACGCCATTTTATCGCGAAGTTTATTTATTCTCTCTTCATCGTAAGAAGAGAAATTATCACGTTTCTCTATCTTCTTATAATAGTGTAGAGCATTAAGGATTATCGTATAATCCTCCATAGTCAGTTCAAACGAGTGTCCCATGTGCTCTACGAATCTCTCTAAGTTCTTCAAAGTTTTTTTGTTTTGTTCCGCCATCGTATGCCCAAGCGTAACCTTCTTCGATCATTTTTTCATTGAGTGAGAGTTCGGCGTCTCCAATGTACAACCACCCAAGTAGACGACCATACTTACCCATGCCGCCGACAAGCTCAGTACGGATAACAAGATCATCATCACCAGCAATAGCTCCCTCTAATTTTTCCTTCATCCAATTAGTTGCGTCAATACCCAACTCTTTTTCGTCAAGATCTTTAGTACGTTTTTCTGGAGTATCTACACCAGCAACACGAACTCTCTCTTTCTTATAAAGATCAAATCCTAGATCGATAGTAACATCAATCGTGTCCCCGTCCACTACTCGGTTGATCTCGATCACTCGGAAGTTGTAACAACTCTTCCGACTTGGTGGTACCATCGCTCCCATTTTCTATCATCTCCTTAAATGATATCATTAGTATATATCTCACATAATAAAAAACTCCCATAAGGAGTATGACCAGTAAAATAATCACACTCCATACAGGATCGTTAATATCATCTAAGGGTCTAAGTAATAATTCCACTTATCACTCTACATGCACAGTACCAATCATTCCTGCACCTTTATGGGGAGCACACCAATAAGTGTAGTCACCAGCATCAGTAAAGGTAACATCAAACTCTTCACCAGGCATCAATGCGAGTGCCTCATGATCAAGTTCGGGATGATCTTCCACAATCACATTATGTGGAGGAAGCATGTTGTTTACAAAATGGACTGATTCTCCTGCAGCAATTGTAACTTCTGCTGGTTCAAAAACCAAGTTACCATCTGCGCCCATCATTACGTCTACAGCCCAAGCAGGTGCAGCAAGAAAGAGTGTGGCAAGTAAGGCGAAAAAGAACTTCATATTAGTTTACTCGACTACACTATCTATTAGAATCAGCCTTCGTGTAGTGAAGTTGAAGCACTTTGTAACGTATAAATGTTTTGAGTTGCTGACTTAATCAGGGCAATACTCTTCCATGTAAACCTGAAGTTTCTGCTTCAGATCATCGTATTGCTCCCACATGTATTCAGAACCAGTCTTCTCTTGATAACACTCACATGCTTTGATAAGCTTGTAAATGTCGTCCGCTTTAAATCTCATAGCCATAGTGTCAACACTTACGTATTATAGTTAGCAGTTCCAAGCACGCAAGGACTTGTTTATGCGGGAATCAGGATCTTTCGCAGTCTTCTTGCTCGTAAGCTTGGATTTCATGCCTTTCATTCTAGCGCAGAAGGATGCCCTACGGGGGTTTCCAACCTTCTTGCTTGGTGCCTTGAGGTCTGATCCAGGATTCTCTCTTTCGTAAGACTTTCTTCCTTTCTCGTTAAGTCCTCCAGACTTTTTCTTTC